CGTCTCTACAGATCCAGCCAGCAGCCGGTAAAACGAGTCTGGCAATGCTCGCCATACTAAACCATCCCTTACCTCGATCGAGGCTCCAGAGTACTCTGGCATGGGTATCATCCATCCATATGAGCGGTACTCCGGCTGGTCGAACGTGCTCTCGATTGTTTTATCCGATGTACCATGGATGTGTACTCCGACCGGGGCGGTGATACCTGAGCACCCGAAAAACAGTATGTATAATAATATGATTAAAATCAACGAATTAATAATAGTATGTGAATCTATTTTTCTTTTTTTTGGAGTAAATAATGAATGCAACTCATTATTTAATTTGATGGCGCTTAAAACCAACACTGGTCTTAATCGGTCAATTTTGTATTGTTTTTTATCCTCAACTCTAATCATGCGATATACCACTCCGCAGTTAATTGTTTCTGCATATTTGTTAGCGGAGTTATTAAGAATAAAGTTCATTCCAAGAACTTCGCAGTCGTACCTATATTTTGTAATTATATTCCACTTAGATTCATTCTCGCGCCTGCGAATCATTATTCTGTTGTTATCGTTTATCATATATAAATATTCCCTTCAACTTTTTACTCTCATTTCATTGTATTTACACACAAAAGATGGATAATCGTAATACTGACACTGTGTGCCCATAGAACAATTTCCACATATTTCTATTACAGCCATTGCAGTATCTACTTGACGGCGCTGAAACCTGCGTACACCAATAATTTTACCATCTTTGTCGCGAACTACAGAATCAGGCCCAGTGTCTGGACATACCAGGTCGGATCGGTCTGATGCCTGAAGAACGGGGAGGGACACAATATAGATAACACCATCACATTGTTCCGGAAGATTAATAATTGTATCGTACCGCTTCGCGACGGTCGGAATACCGTTGATAGCTTCGGATTCGATGCATACCTCAGATGCCCGTGCTACACCTATAGACGGTAAAACAAACATACTACCTTCATAGTATATTGTAACTTCATGCGGAGTAAAATTTTTAAGTTTCATAATGCAAAAACCTTTCGTTAGTTTTAAATTATAAATCATCTGCACCGTATCAATAATATACAAAATATTTTAATGTTATGCAAGATATTTTTAACAATATTAAAAAATATTTTAATAAGATTAAAAAAAGATTGAATGTTATACAAATTTATTGTATATTATAGGAGTATTAAACAAAGGAGTTTTTATGGTAGCAACTGATTTAAAATCGATGGTGATGGTAGGAAAAATTACTGTCAACAAAAAGAAAGTTCGAGTTCCGGCGATCGATATACCGGAACAAAAAATGAACCAGTTGCGTAAAATCGCTGCTCTTACTGACGACACAGCCAACAAAATGTCGGTGAGCGAAGTGGTCGAATACGCTATTGACAAGATGATAAATCTTTATAAAGGGCAGGGGTGGATATGATGACAATAAAAATAATTCTGGTGTTGGTGTATTTTTTAGCACTTGCAATATGCTTTATCAAGGGAGCATTTTTTACAAGGATGTTTAAAATCATAATAGAAAACAACGTTCGCAAGCTGGTAGAAAAACCGTCATTTGAAATCGATGGAAGCGTACCAGCGATGTTCATCTGTTTTGGAATAGTTATTTTAAGTATCTGCCTGGCGTTTTAATATGAAAACACCAGAGGAAATACTAAAAGAAACTATTCCAAGGGCAATGCACCTGATCGATCAATTGAAAGATAGCGGGATGGTTGAACGGTATTGTGATTTCGATGGTCATGAGGTTGTGTTGCCTGAAATAAGGGCAAAAATAGCTGTTTATTATCCAGAACTATTTGACGATAATAAAAAAGGTGAACTTGACAAGGTGATTTTAAAGTACATCGGTGTTAGGAAAATAGAGCCTATAAATGGAACATCAAAATATCAAGACGAAAGAAATAAAAGGATTGTAAGAGAAGCTAAAGAAGCCTCAAAAAAGTCAAGAAGGTTAAAAATGTCAGATCCTGGCTCGATAAAAAGAACCGGTTTTTCTTCGAAGGCACATATCGAATGAGAACTCCGGCTCAAGACAGAGCAAATCTAAAATATCGGGAGAAAAACCGGGAAAAGATTGCTGAAAAACAAAGAAAAAGATACTATAAAAACGTTAAATATCAACTCGATCGACAGAAAAAGTATCGTAAAGAAATAAGTGATTATTATAAAGAAAGGGAGCCTGAATAATATGGAACATATATTCAATGTACTAACGGTAATTGTTTATATGGCAAAATTTGTTATGGTAATATTTGTTGTTCTGGCTCTCGATAAATTGATATGGTTTATCAAGATGGAGTGCGAGAGAAGAGCTTGGAGGAATAACAGTACCAACGTAAGGCGTGATTGACACGCCTTTTTAGTACCAACGATCACAGTTTGTTTTTATCCAGAATTCCGTAATCCTCGATGTAGTAACCCGACTCGTCTTTGTCAAAACGAATCGACATTTTTAAAATCCTTTTAGCGGTTTTTAAGTGCCGGAATAGTCCAGCTTGTGAAACAAGATTTATCCACATTAATCTTTCTACTCCGGGAAATTTCCCGTTGTGAATATTACTGACAATATCGAGAGTTTTCTCGATACCTCCTTTTTCAGATATTCTTGTTGGCATCATTTCTCCTTTTTAAACGCATTTATTTTGTTGATGGTAATAAACTTCTTCCGATGATTCAAATTTTTCCCCGCAAAAACCGCAAATATAGGGCTTTTTTACGGCGATTAACGATAGTACCAATAGTGCTGTTATACTAACGGCACCGATGACTATTATTGCTATCAACATATTTCCTCCCTGTTATATTCATCTTCGGATATTTCATCATCTTCCCAGAAATTTAAATCATTAATAAGCTCCTGTAGCCCTGATACGGGGAGAGGTCGCGCATCAAGGGCATCTAACCGATCTGATAGCATATAGGTGTTGGTTTTTGTTGCTGTTGTCATTTTCTACTCCCTGGTTAGTGTGATTGTTATCTCAATTCGGACTCAATTATTTGTTCTGCCGCCGCCGCCGACATATTAAACCGTGTTACAATACCAAAACTATGGACACTTCTCCTGCTCCATCCTATTTTTCGTTCATTATGCTGTTTTCTGGCATCGTTGCAAGAAGGACATGCGCACCCATTGATGCAGTTAGGCCATCGGTAATGAGACCTATCGAGCGTGTGCATGTATTGTACATGTTTGTCCATGCTGATCGACTCGTTTTTGCTCAGTTTAACATGAGCGTAAACACCGTCAAAAGTGTAGTTGATTTCGATTCCATTGATTTTGATTTTGTTGTCAAACATTTGTGACTCCCTGTTTTTGTGTTGAGTAACTATCTATACTACTAATATACTATCATAATTTGATAGTGAGTGCAACTAAATATGGGATTTTGATAAATAGCGTACACAGGTTGTGTACACGTTTGTTTATCTGGTATTGATATTGTTACTACCACAATGTATAATTATACTGTCGTGCAGCGGACATTAAACGCTACCGGGTAGTTTGGGGATCTAAACCCGGCTTCGGGAAACTCGCTAAAGATGGTTGTTTCCATAACTCTCTAAAAAATATGGGGGTTAGGGGGGATTTTGCTCTTCAAAAAATCTGCTAATCTGGTTATTGATTAAAAAAAATATACTTTGGTCTCAAAATCGATTATATTTAAATACATACTGTATCGAAACTATAACTCATTTCAATAAAGGAATTTATCATGGGATGCAAAAAAGGCACAAAAAAAGGTCGCGGGAAATAAAATGGCAATGACTCCTGAGCTATTCGAGGAAATTTGCACGATTATTGAATCGTCAAGCATCGGCATTCCTCATATATGTAAACAGGTAGGAATTGGCAGTGATACATTTTACAAATACATGAGAGAAACTCTTGACGCACCAAAAAGATACGCGCGCGCAAAAGAAATACAATGTGAATATATCGCCGACGAAATGCTTGAAATAGCAGACGATGCAACAAATGATTTTATGACTGTTGTAAAAGGTGATGAATCATACGAACGCGAAAACAAAGAATTTGTAAACAGGTCAAGGGTTCGTATTGACACAAGAAAATGGTTGCTGTCAAAGCTTGTTCCAAAAAAATATGGTGACAGGGTCGATCTGACATCACTCGGAGAAAAACTACTGCAACCACCTGGTGAGTTAATGGTTCGAGTTGTTGAAACTGTTCGAAAGGAAAGATGATGAAATTTTTATTTGCAATTATGACACTTGCAACGTTCTGTTTGGCTGGAACTGGTATAACAAACTGGACTGGATTACTGGACTCAAACACGATCAACACGTTTCGAGCTGATTCATTCAAGTTAACAAAAGCGTTCAACTATGGGGACTATGAAAACAAATTAGCGTTGTTTGTGTTTGATGACAGTTTGCATTCTGGAAGGGCAAGTGATTCCGTAGCGTGTGAAATTGGTTATCAGCTTGGATGCCCTATATTCTCTACCGCTGGTGCGTATGATACCACATGGACAAATTATCAGCCACTTGACACAATAAATACAACAACTGGTACTACTCGATACGATCCAAGCAAATATGCAGGTAGCGGATGGCCACTTGATCCATCGACAGGATACAACGTACGCCCTGTAGGATCAATGGACACTACAGTTGGCACTGCGAGCGGATGCGTATGGTTGCCCCAGTTCCCGGTATACGCTCCTCTGGTCAGATTTTATGTTAAGGGTAGAACTGGAAACTGTAACACATTTATCAGATGCAAATTTCACATAATTCAACGTCAATGGTCTGGGGTGAGGCAAAAGTAATGCCTATAGTAAACGGACAATTCACAGCTCTTGAACTGCCTGATAAGCATTATCGGGTGATATTCGATCAGTCTAAGGACTGGAGAATACGCGCACTGTGGGGAGGTCGTAACGGGGCTAAAGACTGGAGTTTCGATCAGGCCGCTGTTGAGATTGCTGTTCATCGTAAGACAGAGTTTTTGTTTACAAGAGAGGTACAAAAAACCCTCGCGTCCAGTGCTAAAAAACTCATCAGCGATCAGATCGACCGGCTAGGATACCGAGATTATTTTAAAATCACTGAGAATCGCATCACCGGTGTGAATGGCTCTATATTCATGTTCACCGGTTTGAATGACCTGAATGTAGGTGATCTAAAATCAACTGAAGGTGTTGACATAGCAGTAATTGGAGAAGCTGAAAACCTTACAAAAGATTCATGGCTTAAATTCAACCAGACGATTCGAAAGCCGGGAAGCGAAATATGGATTGCATTCAATCCCGCAAACGAAGACGATTTTGTTTATCAACTATGTGTAGTTGATCCACCCGACGATCTAATAGGTTGCGAGGTCAACGGGTATGCGCTCGATCGTGATGGTAAGACTGTTATTCCGGCAGACAACCCATACGTAACAGATACTATGCTGCGTCAAGCTCAGTTTGAGTTCAACACCGATCGGGATTCGTTCAAAAACCACTGCCTCGGTATTCCAATGGGCGGAGGGGGAAGAGTATACGGTATTTACAGCCAAGACGCTCACCTTATCAATTTTGAACGTAGTTACTTGGCGCAATGTGATCTTTACATGAGCATAGATCCGCACCGTAAATACTACCCGGCCATTACCTGGAATGCCATCACACCTACCGGATGTGTGATCACGTACAACGAATGGCCGAAGCGGAAAGATTTTCTCGATGATTCGAGCGATGAAAATAGTCGTGGATTATGGTACGACGAAGCGAGAGAAACACGGGTATTTGATATGTCAATGAAGGAACTCGCATCAATTATATTGTCAAATGATTTGACGTTACAGTATGGTGGAAGGATGGTTTACCGCACCGGTGATCCAAGATTTTTCGCAGAGAATCCTGATTTTACCAGGGAACTCATTAGGTACGGCGTGCATGGATGGACTGAAGCACCGTTTGAGCTGATCGAGACACAACGAAATAACCTGCGAGATCTGTTGATGTATCGCAAAGATTTGCCGGCGGTTGGAGTAAACTCCCCTGCATGGTATGTTGCGAGAGAGTGCGAGAATGTAGATCGTGCATTGCGCCGGCATTATTTCTCAAAAGACAAGGACAAGGAAACTGAAGATTTCAAAGACTTTATCGATTCGCTACGGTACTTTCTGTCGACGCATAACGGTCGACCGAGATATATAGAGCGTAAAAACTCATCCAGCAATGATGCTGGGCATGTGACCATGGCACAGGTAATAATGGGTAGATCCGGCGTTGCCATGGCTGAGAGAGATTAATTGTGCATTGTACGATGGATTTGATTATATTTGTATAGAGTGTCTTTATTAACGCGTAGCACATGGCTCCATATCCCTGCAAGCAAGACCTGCAGGGGCGGAGCATTTAGGATGGTGTATGGTACTCGACATAAGCGGCAGACCTTACAGAAACCATGGCAGGATAGACGGTTTCCAGCTCCCCGACGGTGCGATAGTATCCGCTCGAATTACTCTCGATATCCACAACAGAATCAAAAATAATTCAGTTTTACGCGAAAAACTCGAACAGGCTCAGCGGTTTACAGGTCGTAAGTTGATACATCTGGATTTACTGCGAGCTGGCGAGCGTGGAGAGATCAGTAACGAAAAGATCGATTACATGATTCGGGATCAGGGTGTGGCCGAAGACATCATGCACGAACGTATTGACAAAGAGTATCTTGCAACAAGCGGAAAGGCATATGAATCCTCAACAATCTAACCACTACATCCAGACTGACGAAGGTGTTGACAGGGGTCGTGCTCTGTACAATAAGTTCCCTCGTGCAATAACCCAGATGGTTTTGTCTCGGAAGAAGCAGTGGTTTAATTCTGATACGTATACCAAGTTTCGTCGGTTGTGTGAATCGATGGACAAATACATTGATGGCACCCAGGGGAAGCCCGGAACGTTTATCAGTGATGTAAATCCGCAGACTATCAATAAGGCATACGAGGAGTTTGTTTCGCTGTTTGAAAAGTTCTTTGAAACAGATCCGTTGTTTTCGGTAAGAAAGCAAGAAGGAATTACTGTTGAGCAGGAACGAATTATAACTGATCTGATAAACAAAAACCTTGAAAAAACTTATTATCGAGAAAGTTGTTTTCAGTATACTATTGACTGCATTGTTCGATACGGGACTGCCGGTACGTACACATTTGCTGTTGATGATTACAATTCAAACTCTCTCATGACTGTGCGTGATGAAAACGCATACGACGACACCACATACAAGCAGATCGTTCAGCCTGGAAGCCCAGCAGTTATTTCTTCCCCTATACATCCATTAAATATCATAATTGACCCCATGGCAAACTTCATGGTTCAACCTGATTTTAAAGGATTGGTTTCTGATATTTGCGTGGCAAACATAATGATGCTCGCAGAAAATCCTGCATACATTCCAGAGTCGTTGAAAATAGTAATTGATAGATGCAAAGATGGGATGCTCGATGAAAATTGGTTTAACGGAAACGAAACATCGAAGCGGGATTACACCAAAGGCCATGCGAGCAACACATACATGTGGTTGCGGTTGCCATTTGAGGGCAATGAGGCAGACCAGACATGGTATTACGTCGAGGAGATAGCCGGTGAAATAATAAGGATTGAACGTAATAACCTGGACGGCAATGTCATTCCACTGGCAATACAGAGAGTCCGCCCACGACTGTTTTCAATGTTCGGAAACTCTGTTCTTCAGCAAAAGATTCCGATACAAAACCTTCAGCACTTCTTGATAAATGCAAATATTGAGCTTACAGCAAAGGGACTTGACAGAGTTATTCTGTACAAGAAAGGTGAACTTTCTTTAAGCGCTCTTAATTCGAGGCACACCACAAATGGAATGGTGCCATACGAAGGTCAGATATCTGATTTAAGTTCACTGATGTTCTCGCCTCAGTTTCCGAACAATGCATACAGGGAAAGCAACGATCTTTGGAATTTGTCAAGAAGAGAAGATCAAGACTCTTCTGCAATGCCGAACTTTAATCCGCAATCTGAGGGTGGCCCGACAAATAAAACGCTTGGCGGTGCTCAGATGATGGCAAGTATTGGCGAAATGAAAGCATCATCTCATATTACAAAGTTTTGCAACGGGCTTAAAGATGTTCCTAAACACCAGCTTTCTATAATGATAAACATATTGCCGGATAACGATCCGGTAAAGCAGTTTATTTCAAGTAATATGTCATTTTCTGTAAAGACAAGCAATGTGTTCAATTATATTCGGGAAGGAATTGATGCTCAGAATAGATTAACACAAATGATTCAGTATATGGCAACAGGTCGGCAGGAGTTCGGAGCTGTTAAATTGCCACAGTATATCCGGGATTACATCAGGAATACCGTAAAAAGAGAGAATATTGAAGATTATTATGACGAGCAAATGATAGAACAGCAACCTGGAATGATGCAGCAACAGGATGCTACAGGGCAACCACAAATGCCACCACAAGGGGCACAGGGAGGCATGGTATGATCCAATGGATTAAAAATATGTTTCATAAAAGAGCAACCATAAAGGATCTTAAATTATTGTATGATAAGTACAATAAAGCCATTTCGAGCGTTGAAGAAAGAGTAAAAAGCGAAAGAAATTTTATCTATGTCGATATGCCAAGGCCTGAAGAGATTCCTGAATACCATAGGGCTATAGCTGAAATTATAGAAAATAAATTCTATTCGTTCTGGCTATCGTCTTTACAGTATGATATTATAAGAAGGTTTCAGAATTCTTCCTCTGTATCTCCAGAGTTTTACCGTGGGCAATTAGCATTGATTTCAGATATTTATACCGATTCAAAACGGGCAAAAGAAGAATTAGAGGCAAAAGATGAGGCATAATTTCTATGATCAGCTCAATGCGGTAAAAAGAGATCCGACGCATGTTCTTCCCGAAGACATAAATGCTCCGGTGATAAAATTCCTCGAAGGAATAAATTGTATACCGGCAGTTGAAGAATTGTTGATGTACCAGAAAAATGTCCAGTACGGGAAAATTGAAATTGTCCATGAAGACGCACCTGGATCTAAAATAGAGATTCCGGTAGAATGCGGTATGGCTTGCAAGTATACAAAATTTACATTTAAAAAAGTTGGTAAATGGTCGGTATATACGACTAAAACAATAATCAACTACAATATCAAGAGGAAAAGGGATTGTAGTGATGTGTAAATACGAAAAATGTCACGCACTAAATAGGCGTGTTGAAATAAAACTAACCCAAAGGGAAAATCATGGATGAATTTATTGATGATGTAGGTTCTGCAGGTAATGGTGATTCTGGAGTCGAACAGGTATCTGGGGGTGATGAGGGATTACAACAGCAATCGGAGGATGGCAATTTTGAGGCCATGCAGAAGCGCATGGAAGCTGGAGACCCATGGTACTCAGATAGCGTAGACCAAGTATTGACTCCTGATGGCGATCCGGTAATTAACCCAGCTACCGGAAAACCGTTCAAGAGCATGGACGAGTGGAACGCCGCATATCAGCAACCATCAAAAGAAACGGCAAAGCCGAAAACCGAAGAGCCAAATCAGGTTCAAAAACCGCTTTCAAAAAGTTTCGATGCGTATGTATTCGGAGAAGAAGGTTTTTCTCCTGATCGTATTCGTGAACTCTCAAAGGCGGGATCTGGTTATACTTATAATAACCAGATTGCAATTAAAGCCACTCCTGATTTACCAGGATCAGCAGCTCCAAAGGCTATTGATCCAATAGAACAGGTAAGAAAGAATCGTGAGGATTGGAGTAAGGTAATTATTGATCCTCTTAAAGGAATTCGTGAAGCTTTGATCAAATCGGGTGGAGTAGACCCGGCGGCTGCAGATAATTTTATTGCACCATACTTGCAAAAAGCAAACGATGAACTGAATAAGGTTTATCAGGAGCAGTTTGAAAAGGCAATGGTAGAAAGATCTGAAAGTCAAGTAAAGCCGTTGGCAAAGCAAGCGGAAGCAAAGTTGATTGAATCGGAGAGCAGGTATAATATCAATCGACTATCTACTGCATACTATCCGAATGGTGGAAAGGATCAATTTTTCTCACTTATAAATGGGCATAACGACGAATCTGGAAAGTTCGTTCCGGGACCGGCAGCTCATTTTATCAACCTACTTACAAGAGTGGCGAACAGAGATAAAAAATTTTCAAACGACGCTGAAATAAGTTCAGCGTATAACGATACATTCAAGCAAATAATGGCTGATCCGGATGAGGCGCAAGTTTTATTTGACATTGTACACAAGTATTACATCGGGTCTAATTTTGATAAGGCTCAAGGCGAAGTGTTCAAGAAGGGTAAAGATGCGGCAAAAGCGGAAAGCCAAAGAATTCAAACAACGATCAAAACAAAACCATCTGGATATTCTCCGGCTCCATCTGATCCGGAGGATGATATCTTTGCGGCGGTCGCAAGACATCAGCAGATGAGATAGAAAGGCTCATTAACCATGAGTGCATTACAAACAATAGTAACCCAGAAAGATGTTGTAACAACGACATCTCACCACAAGAGGGATATAAGCGAGCGGCTTAGAAGGCTGCACTCGACCCTCACTCCAATGTTGTCGCTTGTCAAAGGATCGTCTTTTGACTCGTTCGGAAAAGAAGCGTATACCGGTGAAGGAATGTTCAAAAAGGAACCGTGCAGCAGGGTAGACCCTGAATGGTTTACGTATACACCGATCGACATTGTGTATGCTGCAACCGGTGGAAGTTCCAGCACTGCGGTAGTTGCCGACACAACGTATTTTCAGGTTGATGATACGGTTTTCAACCAGAATACAAACGAGGTTGGAATTGTTACCGCATTGACAGATGGAACAACTCTGGCAATTACCGGTATGGGTGGTGATTGGTCTTGTGCAGCCGGTAATTATGTGGTACTTATGGCGTCAGCGTATGAAGAAGGTACGGCACGATATTCGAATATCACAAAAGAAAATACCCGCTGCCAAACACGGCTTCAGACCTACCGAGAAGGTTTAACGTGGTCTACAGTGAGCAAAACCGTTGATAGTTATCTTTCGGAAAGCCAGAACGATCAGTACAAGGCAAACACTATGTACCATGCGCTATCGAAGTTGGAATCCTCTTTTCTGTTTTCAAAGGAAGGCGTTTCGTCGGGAACCACTTCTGTTACGATTGGTGGAACCGCATACACAATCCAGACGATGCGCGGGCTTGTGAATTACGCTGGATCGGCAATTGACATGGGTGGTGCTCTTACATGGGATTCGTGGAATACCAATTTGTATCTTCAGATGCCGCAGACGTTGATTCCGAGCGAAACAATGTATGCAGTAATGGGTACAAAAATTTCAAGCGAAATGAACATGTGGGTTCAGGATTCTCACCTTATGACATCGGAGAATAAGGGGCAAACCAAATTTGGTACTTCTGTAAAGACGTACCTTATGGGTGGAAACCTGAAGATCGAACCGATGGTTCACGGATTGTTCAATACTGGTATTTACAAAGACAGTATTCTGTTTTTCCAGTCTTCAGATATTGCGTACCTGTATTTGAAAGGTCTTGATCTCCAGATGAGAAAGAACGCTCAGAACCCGGCCATGATGGGGCAGACTGACATCATCGAGGGGCTTGTCGGTTTGAAGAGTTACTCGAACGGTGCAAACATTAAACTTGTAAAGAACTGCCTGGCAGCGGCAGCGTAAGGGGGAAATGTGAAAAGTAAATTTTTATCAATCGTATTGCTTCTGTTTTCGGTTTCGGTATTTGCTGCAACCGTTCATTACAATCCTGGTGAAACGATCGTTTTGCCAGGCGATGAGAAATGTATTACCCTTGGCGATAACACATTCAACGAATCTGAGGACACAATTGCAACTACCGGAGCCATAATTTTTGGGCCGTACAATCTATCTATGGGTAAAGGGTATCCGGCGGCGGGAGGTATCCGGTTCATGGCAGAAAAGAACTCTGTTGCATCCGGTGATAGTCTCGGATTGGCTTACCAGGTTGTAGGAGGAACAAGTATTACCGACACGGTAACTTCTGGATGGACTTCTGTTGACAGCATCAAGGGAAATGTTGGAAAGTCCGGTGCATATACTGACATAAGTCAAAAAATCGGACAGGCCATATTTTTCAGGCTTTACAATTTTGACGCTGATTCGTGCGCGGTTGGAGCACCAATAAGAGTCATTATGAAAAGCACAATAACAAAACAGTTTTAATTAACCGGGAAGGTAGCCGTTATGCGACTATCTTTCCATATACTCAAAACGAGGAAATAATGCCTAAAAAATCTCTTGTATCAACAAACTCGATACTTGGCGGAAGAAATGACGTTGTCGCGAACGAAGGCGAAACGAAGTTTATTTGCACTCTTCCAAAGCCCTTTGTGTTCATGCTTCCTGCAATAAACGAACGTGGAGAACCCATATTCAAAACAGATGCGAATGGTAACAACAAAGTTCGTCGAACCGACAGTTTTGAGTTTACCGCAGTTGTTCCAATTCACTCTGAATCGAAGGGTAAGCCGTCGGCAAGCCAGGACGATCTATTTTCTTTCTTCATCGTGTCAGAAGAAAAGCTAAAACAGTATTACAAGCCGATTCTAGAATACTTGACAAAGCAGGCTGCACAACGTGGATCTCGTATATTTACAGACGAGCAGCATTGGAAAAATAAGAATCCGGTTGCATTCAAAGTTGCCCAGGAAAAGGCAGAACTTGAAAATACTATCGCCGAAAAAGACAAGACAATTAATGACAAGGATGCAAAAATTGCCGAACTCGAAAAAAGGCTTGGATTCAACAAACAGGGTGGTAGTGGGAGTCGATAATGATAGGCCGTGATACAATTGCAAGTATTATCGAGTGCATAAATGCACAATCGGTATACAATACCGCAAGGACTACTACTCCTGTAAATCTTGGTCTTGTCATTTACAATCAGACGCAGGATATGATTGTAATGGCAGGAACCTTTCGTGACATGGTGAGAGATGTTCAGCTTACTCCTGATGCTGACAGAAAAATTACTCTTCCATCTGATTTTGGTAAGGCTCTTACTGTTTACATTGATGAATCTAGTTTAGGTAAGCCAAGCAGGTTTTATTATCTCAATGCAAACGATGTACACGAGCGGTATACCGAAGAAGTTACGATAGATTCGGCAACTGGAGTGTTCACAAGAAAATTTGTATTCCCTGCCAGTGCGTATCTTCCTGTAAGTCCGCATTTGGAGTATACAATAGTTTTGGAAAATGCTACTCAGGAAGATATCGATACCGGTACAAAGTATTCATTCTTTCCAAAAAATTTGATGCTGGTTGGTGCGAAAAAAATATTGCAGGACTACTACGGAATATCTGCAAACCAAGATCCTAATTGGATTACCTCACGGTACCGGGAAGAGCTTGATGCATATTCAAAGTACACCACCGACAACAACGATGTGCTGCGGTGGGAACTGCACGACAGCTATGGAAACAATGTTGCCATACTTGGTTCCCCTATGGATGGAAGCGGCGGTGCCTATGTACCGTATACCAATCCGGCAACCTTGATGAGTGGTGGTGCATATTGAAAGAGTTGGTGATTGATTTTTCTGATATGAGCGGTGGGAAAAACAACACGTATCCAGCTCATGCTATTGCGCAGAATCAGGTGTCTGAAACCCTCAATGCAATGCATGAAAAGATCGGAATAAGTCGGGCACCCGGATACCGAGGGGTTACAGAAACCGCATTGTTTTCGGCACCATGCACCGGATTCTTTAATTACGTTCATGACGATGGAACTGAATCGATTATTGCTGTATCAGACGGTAAGGTTTATAGAATAGACAATACCGACTGGACGCTCGACGAAATTGGAGCGATGACCGGAACCGGTGAATGCTATTCGGTAAACGCAACTGGAAAACTTTGGATCTGTAATGGCACTGAATTCGTAAAGGTAGAAAACGATTTGAGCGTATTTAGGGTTCAGATTGTTGCGCCAAGCGACGGAGCAGCTTCTGCTATTTCCGGAGGAACACTTGCAGATGGAGTGTATGGGGTGTACGTGTCCTATGCTCGATACGATTCAACTACCGGGCAATACCTATACTCATTGCCGCAATCATTGGGGAATAAAACGTGTGGAGCAGGCAGCAATACCATTAGGGTAACTCTTACTGATTCTACCGACACCCAGGTCAACAGGGTAGTTGTGTTTATGACTGATGCGGGAGGGGCTATACCGTTTTACTACAAAGAGGCAACCGTTACCACTCCAGGAGCACGTACAATTGATGTAACATCATCCGCAACTCGAAATGGCGATATCTTGATGACTACTGTCTCAACGCCAAACCAAATACTTCCGTACATTCCTACCGGGATATGTTATTTCGATGACCAGATATTCGTCTGGAGTTCCAGCAACCCAAAGACCGTGTACTGGTCGATACGGTCAGATGTAAACGCCATGGATCTTGAACGATTCGTCCCTGAGAATTTTCGAGTACTTCCATTCGGGATAAATGCAATGTTCGGGGTTGGATCTGATTTATTCTTCAACCATATCGGGAATGGCGTATCTATTGCATCAATGGGAAATGTAGGGGGAGTGATAAAAAACGCATGGCGGGACTTCTGGTTTCTTGATTGTAAAACGGATTTAGGGAAAAGCAACGTTGTTTATGTTGGTGGAGCTGCTTTCGGATTAACAAATGATGGATTCAGGTTATTTAATGGGCAATATTTTACCGAAGATCTTTCCGCTCATATAAAACCCGATATAGATTTGATCCGTTTAGGGACTGGAATCCCATCTGCAACAGTATACAGGCGACCAAACAAACGAACTGAATACCGATTTTCGTTTAACAACTTCAATTATGGAAACTCCGGAAACAATGACCAGCGGGTATTCAATATTGATTTTTACTCTCAGGGGTTAAAAACGTGGGAGTGCTGGGAAAACGGATTTACTTATTCTATAATATTTGGAGGCGTAATTTTATTGCTGCAAAACGGAGCTTCCGACGCACAAGTAGTTCAGGAAGTAGGAAAAACCGATGTGTACTGTTACGATAGGTCCGGTGCGTTTATGGCAAGTAGTGCCCTTGTAAAACAATTGTACGTTTTAGGTAGAACCGTAATTCCAGATCTTGATTCAATATATTTTTGGGGTGCAGTATACGCATTGGCTACATCGAGCGGAACAATATCCGGAAACGTTATAATATTTGACGAAAACAACTCAAAGTTTCCATTTGAAGTCATTGGGGTGCCATCAGGATTAGCGATACTTCCAAGCGAGGCAAGTGGTGAAGGGCTTGAGCTTCCATTTATTTTGGCTCCGCAATATCCGATAAGAACCAACGAACCAGGTGTGTTTAATTGCAGAGGAAGCTGTGTTTCTGTTGAGATATCTCAATCTGCAGATGATGAAAACTTCTTTCTTTATAAATTACAACTTCCGAGAGTAAGACAGGAGAAAAGCAACATAACATGAAAAACATATTTTTTATTATAATGCTAATGTGTGTAAGCTCTCATGCCGTAAGCAAGTTTACATACTACTGGACTGTTAAGCTTACCGGGGACACTGTTACTGTTACTAAACTGAAACGTAATTATGATTCTGTTCTGGTGTGGGCGAATAAGATTTCTGATTCTCTTAACCAAGTAGTCCCTCGATCAAATTGGTTTACAGATCACTCTAAAACATTTGCGTGGATGAACATTGATACGATAAGCGGAAAGGTTCGATGTGATACTATTGTTGCCGATAGCCTCGGAATACGCATTATTCGGATGACCGGTTTGCCGTCGGGCGGTACTGGCGATTCATGTTTGATACTCAAAAGCGGAGTTCCGACGATAATTTCAGCATCTTCTTACCGAGTAATGATCGGTGCTGCATCCACAGTACAACTTGCAGATTCTTGTTTTAAAAAGGCAAATAAGTTACACGGAGTAACAGCCGGGTATGTTCCCTATGCTGCAACAGACAGTACGTTTTCAGCCAGTGGGATGAAAGATTCTACAACTTACATGATGATACCAAGTAAAAAACTTGTATTCGGGGCAAAGCCTACCCATAGTTATTATTTTTCAATATCGCAAGGAAAATACTTAACATCCTACGGAGGAGGAGCAAATGAATCGCACGTAGGAATACATAACGCATATTACTCCGACACGTGGAGATATCGGGAAACCGATGGAATAGGAGCGGTAAATTTGTCCCTTGGTGGAAATGGATGGCTAATTAACGCTGCGGCATCCGGAACTCAGGGAGATGTTATTACGTGGAAGCGATCAATTTCTGGAGATAGCACTGGCAGGATATCAGTAAAATCAACTTCTTTTGACTCCACCTTTAAGGTCGATGGTTCTGCAAACGTTACCGGTAACGCTAAAATAGGCGGCCATCTAAACGCCGCCACTGCTACCTACACCGGAACGGTGAGTGTTGATTCTATTAAATCTACTAAGGGTATTGCTGCCACTACTGGTACCTTCTCTTCAAAAGTGCAAGGAACTTACTTTACAACAAACGGGGAAGATTCGTTGGTTTATGAGGATACACTATTTTATGATTCTCTTTACGATGGTACAACATATAGAAGTAGAAGTGTATGCAGACTCATAAGGATAGGCAATCAAATAACAATGAGCGTTCAGGGGTTATCTGGCACCATAACAGCCGGAACAGCAACCTATTTGAAGGGAATACCGGCACGTTTTCATCCTCCATCGGCAAGATATATTGTTATTCCGATACTTAATGATGGTGTAACAGAAATAGGTATTCTTAATTTTGACGGATCTGGAATATGTACAATTCAAACAGCCTTACATGACTTTCTTACCGGATCTGCTAATTCTGGATGGGGTTATATGGTTGCGGTTTGGACAAAATAATGAACACAATACAAAGAATACCTGAAACATATCGCATCTTTCTTTCTCCTGTTCAGAACAGGCTTATTGGGAGCTATCCGGCTTCAGCGAAGCGCATTCATGTTATTTGCGATAGTTCAACATCACCATTCACGGTTGAATTACCTCCGCTTGGAATAAGTGAGGAGCAGGAATTCACGTTTTACAATATTCCTTTGTCGGGATCTGGAAATTATGTTGATATTACTGCTGCAAGATCTATGGAGATAAACAAGACGGATTTTGTAAAGCGCATAATTCCCGGTGAGGCCATGTTATTTGTAGATACACTTAAGTCTTATTGGGTAACAAAATAAGGATAGCAAATGGCAACAAGCAATTTTTTACAAGATGATATAGACCCGGTAACTGGCCAAAAGAGAAAAGCCACTCAACAGTTGCAGATGGTTAATCCGAACTCGCAAAACACGCTAACCAAACTTTCGAGCGAGGCAATGCCTGGATCTGGAGGAACGGGGCCAACCGCCGGAACAGTTCCGATGCCCGATACTGTTTCAGGAAACAATGCGGTACTCGGAAAGGCACAGCAAAGCGTTCTTCAGCAACCACAGACAAGCCCATTACAGCAGGCAACGACCGCACAGGCCATGAACTGGATACAGAATCCATCGGGAGAGTACGATCCTCAACGGGTTAAACAGGCAACTCTTGAAAGCAATAAACAAGCCAATTCCGACAGCATGGAAGCCATGAGACGGCAATATGGAAGCTTGAGCGGATCGGGATTGTTCCAAAAGGAGATGCTTGACAATGCCATAAGAAGCAACGTGCAGCAATCGCAACTTGGAGCTGATCTTGACAGACAGAATTATGACATCTACGTTGATTCTCTCGGAAGGAGTTCCGCAAATGCTCAGGCAGTGAACCAACAAAATGAAAATATATTTTCTCAACAAATTGGTAATGCCGCTACAGTTCGAGGTATGGGAGAAGGAGAACGATCTCAGGGGCAGGGGCAGAAAAATACTCTTGAACAGATGGCGACACAACAGGGGTACACCAAAGAAAATCTTGCTCAACAACAAGCAAACACCGTTGCCCTGCAGAAGCTTGGATTTGACCAGAATGCGCAACAGGCGGCAACCGAGTTTGGTTATGACCTTACCAAATTGAAGACAGCACAGGATTTCACTGCAATACAGCAGGATGTTCAAAATAAAATCGCACTGGCAATGCAGAACAATGACTCTGTGAACGCTCAGAAGCTTGAAACGCTCCGAGGTCAAATTACATCAGCACAACAGATGCAACAGCAGGAAAATGCTATCAAGTTGCAGAAGCTTGGTTTCGACCAAACTACTCAGACGCTTGCGCAACAGTTCGGGTACGATCTGACCAAGCTCAAAACCGTAAACGATTTTACAGCAGCACAAGAAGATATTAAAAACAAACTCGCGGTATCGATGCAGGGTACTGACATTAAAGCGCAGCAAGACCTAACTACACTCAAGGGTAAAATTGATGCGGCAGCACAACAGGCGCAACAGAAAAATGCTATTGAGCTGATGAACCTTGGGTATGAGCAGGATGTTCAGAAGCTTGCCACTCAACAGGGTTACGATCTTGTCAAGCTTGATAAGACCTTCGGTAATGACATTACGAAGTTGATTACCGCAACGAATCTTGATACTCAATCAAAATCTTCGCTGATGGAATTGCAGGATCAGCTCGATAGCGGAAAACTGCTTACTCAGCAGAACTTTACTGCAATTCAGAATGATCTCGACCGACAGCTTGATCTTGCAAAGCAAAGCAACGAAGCCAAAACAGCGGAGAATCTGACTATTCTTAAAGGTCAGATAGATTCTGCTGCACAGGCAGCTCAAAACGAGTTTTCTGATGCTCAACGTATCGCAACTCAATCTTGGCAGACCGGAGAAAACATTTCTGAACAGGATTTCGAAAAGGCCAAAATGTATTACGATTGGGCGCAAAAACAAGCAGAACAAACAAACAATATTGATGCGCAAAAAGTCATTGAACAGATGCGCATGAGTACCGAACTATCGATGCAAATGAATGGTATGGATCATGATACACGAATGGCATTTTTGAAATCTCAACTTGCAGAATCGGCGGCAAGTGGAGAGTTCGGCAGACAAAAGAGCCTGATGACTCTTGCCTATACCCAGGATCTCAATAAAATGGCAACTGAACAGGGTTACGATGTTGCCAAGATTGCTATGCAGGGGCAGATTGAAACCGCTCTGCAGGAAGGTAATTTTGACCATGCCGAAGCCATGCAAAACACGCTTCTTACCGAACAGGCAAAACAAGCTTCTCTTAACCGTGGAGTGCAAACGCTTGAGCTTATGTTGCAGCAAAAGGGTATTGATCTGAATGCTCAGAATGCTGAATGGGATCGATTGAAAGCCGGGGTCGAGGCGGGAACTGTTAAACCGGATGTGCTTCGCTCGTTCCTTGAGGAAACAGCAACAACCAACGGATTAAAGATCGAAGCTCCCGATCCGATGGCAGTGTATAAAGAAGTGCAGCAGCAGATGCAGGCCATGAAACAGGAGTTCGGACTTACGCATCCAGAGATGGTTGCTAATCCGGCTACAGGTGAACTAAATGCTGCAGGATTGAAAGCATTCAACGATTTTTTCAACAAACAGATGTATAATACTGATAGTACCACAAAGGCAGGAGTTACGACTTACGGGCCGATAACAACAACACAAAAAACATCACCAGCATCAACCAATGTGAGGCAGTGGTAATGGATAACCCCTTAATGTACGGAGCGCAAGCAGCGGGATCGACCGGAGGCGGGATAAATTGGGCTGGTTTAGGGCAGGGACTTTTGAACAGTATCCCGGTTATAGGCCCCATTGCAGGTGGAATTTTTGGAGCTTTTGGTAATGGCATGAATGCTAATGATGACAGAAAATACCGGAACCGGCTTTTCGATTATCAGAAACAGCAGGACAAGATACAGCAGGGAAATTTCGATCGCCAGATGGGAATGAACACCCTTTCTTTACTCCGGGATGATTTTAAAACTGCGCTGTACCGGTCGCTGACGAGGGGGTACTAATGGCTTCGACACTTGGAAGCATATTTTCTTCTTTGGGTGAATCCCTTCCGAGAATGAGCAAGGCATTCACCGATGAGGAAGAACGGCGGCGAGAGCGGGAGATTGCGCTCGAAAGGTTGGCTCAGCTTCGAGCTACCAGCGAAGACCAAAATTATGAACGAGAGCAACGTAATTTAGGTGATCAACGATACAACGAATACTCTTCTGACATGAGCGCGCTTTCCGAGCTTGGCGGTACTCCTGAAAGCGTTTTATCGCAGATGGACGCCGGGCCGTTACCAGCACAACAGCAGGGCAAAGTACAAAAACTGTACCGACTTTCGCAGCAGAAGCCTATGGAGCAGATGCAATCGTACGATCTTCCAAAATTGGCAGGATTCAACAAGGGTATTGGCAGTGCGATTGATACTGAGCTGGCTATGGAGAGGATGAACGCTTCATCCGGGAGTACAGGCGGAGGATCTTCGGTATATGGAATGAAAAAGAAAGAGTGGAATGAAAATCCAGAAAAAGCAAAAGGTGTTTTTATGGGGAAGGTTGAAACCCTTCTTGGATTAGGTCGTATTACCCCTGAAGAGGCTGAGGTATGGAAAAAAGATGTTGATGTTAGGCCTATCGATGCGTCCATTGCTCTTGACCAGCTACTGGTTAAACCAAGTGTTTCGGCAGCTAATGTTGCCGCTCAAACTCCCGCAAAGGTAGAACAGAAATATGCTCTTATTGCTCCAGAAGCGGCAGGTGCAGTGGCAGAACAAACAGCAAAAACGAACGCTCCCAGGCGTATGGACAAGGGAGAGCTTGAGTCGTTAAGGACGAAAAGATCGATCTACGACGATTTAACATCTGCACAAGCAAAGTTTAAGCCTGAGTATGCTAAGGCATATTTCGGTAAGCTGGTCAAAATTTCATTCTTGAAACAGAATGTTCCAGGTTTTTCTGATTTTATTTCCGATCTTGAAAGAGGAGTCGGAAAATATCGAAAAGACCAATTTGGAGCGTCTCAGACTGAGGGAGAAGCATCGAATCTAAAGGATGCCATAAACAAGGATCTTGATGTTGATCCGAAAGTTTTTATCACTCAGATGAACAATTTTGTACAATCCCTTGAGCGAGACTATTCAGATGAAGTTGAAGTTTACAAATCTGACAATGTAAAAGTTCCAGATATTTTTAATGGCATACGAACAACGAAAACAGTGAATCCAAACCGGCCAAACCCTCCACCGGTTAACACCCCGGTAGAGAGTTCTGGTATAAAACAGATAAAAACTGATGCCGATTATGATAACCTTCCTTCTGGAACCGAATTTATTGATCCTACCGGGAAACGCAGGAGAAAACCGTAATGGGATGGCGTGATGCACCGATTATTGAAGATGAGGTACCAATAAAAAACGCATGGGAATCGGCTCCGCTTGTTGAAGAAGAGCCCGAAGAAAACCCCGGATATCGTGAGCGTGTTTCATCTGGATTCGACAAAGCTCTTTCCGAAAACATCGAACGCCAGAAGGGTGGCGCTAATCCGATTGTTTCCACCCTTAGAACACTTACCGAAGCCCCTCAGATTGCAGTGAGTGAAATTCCCGGAGTTAAGCCCCTTGGCAAAGCAATAGGCAGTCTTTACGGTAATACTTATGGAAGGATTGGAGGAATGATTAAAAAGGGATATGAAAATGCTCCTCCACTCATAAAAAAAGCTGCCGATGCAACACTTATTCCGGGAGCATTAAAGGCTATTCCGAAAGTAATTTCAAAGGCCGATGAGGTACTACCTCAAACCGCAAAAGATGCTCTTGTTACAGGCCTAAACCTTGCCGAGTACATTCCGGCGGCTAAAGGCGTTCGTATGGCAGAGCAGGGAACTAAAGCGGGATTGATGAAGACTGGTGAGGGGCTTGAATCGCTTGGGAAAATGGTAAAGCCAGGCGAATTAAAAATGACAAAGCCAGTTGCCAATAAAGCTTACGGGAAAACACTTGACGAAAAAAAACAAACCATTGTAAATGATATTGCGGAATTTGGAACAACAAAACTTACCAATAAAAGATCAGCAATTGATGCAATGGAAAAAGCTCAACAGCGTTTTGACAAAGCTGATGAAATTGCCACCACATTAAAAAGTAATCCAAATACGCCGCTTACCAATATTGACAACGTGCTATTAAAGGATATTGATGTTGAAAAACTTGCAGATATTGACCTTGAAGATTCGGCGATTGAATACATACAATCTCTCGTATCAAAAATGGATAAAAAGGGATTTCGAGGAGAGGTTACACTTGACCAACTTATAAAGGCAAAGCAATCTTTAAATAGGCAGGGAAAAGTATTTGGGCATGGCCCGGCACCAACGGATGAAGATGCGTTGAAACAGGTAATAAAAAAGAAAATGTATCTTAATCTTGTTGACGCTATTGGAGAATTATCACCAGAAATAAAGGCAATGAATCAGGAAGGTAAAAGGCTCCTTGATGTGCATGCAGCACTTACCGGTGCGGCAAGCAGAGAAGCAAATTTAAATGCAGCGGGACTTACGGATTGGGTTGTTGGGGGGGCTACTATTGCGAATCCTGGATCATTGGCGGTTACCGCACCGCTATTAGTTACCAAGAAAGCCCTTGGTGGTGGCAGATTCGGCAATTTGTCGATAAATGCAGGTCGATTTTTACAGGGGAAAAATCCAAAATCTATTGAAGAAACGCTTGCAAAGGTTGCAAGATAAACGGTATAAACTCCGGCACCGACATACAAGTCCGGGTGTTTAAGATGGCAACGAAAGGAAAGAGATGTGTGAGATAAAGATTGGTGGTCGAATGGTTGAAATTAGTCTGCTGTCAAAGACGAAAGACGGAAAAATCGATATCGCAGCTACTATTAAAAGCGTATCGATAGTGGGGGGAGTACTAATTGCAACAGTTGGCACTCTCTACGGATGCGGTAAAGCTTACGCCGATCTAAAGATCACGCAAATGCACCAAGAAGTTTTTATTCCGACGATGACTGAGTTTGTAAAAAAAATATCATATACAGAACGCGAAACTGATTCAATAATAGCGTATTGCAACAATAAAAACAACGAAGAGGTGCGGCTGCTTCTTCATGAGATATCTTTTCAGATGAGGGTGAATAACCAGATGCATATTGACAATGAGGGTATCGAAGCGTACAACAACGCGCTTAAAAAGGTGCTTGCTATCGACGGTAGTGGAAAATGAAAACAGAAGCCTTTGCCACGGTATTATTGTGTCTGTTTATTTGTATGATAACAGTACTGCAATATCAACTGTATAGCCAAAAAGAAGATAAAAATATATTTTTGAAATGGCAGAGAAATGGGTATGAATATGTTGATTATCAATCTACAGACGGAAAAGTGTACCATGTAATTCCAGATCAAGTATTTTGGAACAAATACGGGTATAATGCGGCAAGGCATGGATTGTCAATGTTTTATTGGAACTACGGAAATAGGGTTATAAATGTTCCAAGTGACGGAATGTTTATTATAAATCAGGACAACGGTGTGTTTTACGTTGATGTAAATGGAAAACCAATTACGCATCTTGTTGATGTAATAGCTAGGAGGTCAGAATGATAAAACAAGAATTTATCGACCACACGAAAACCGTCCGGGCATGGATAATTGCAATGATTGCATCGTGGGATGACCTGGAAAAGATCACTAATCTCATTCTAAAATATGTAGGTAATCCAGAATTAAAACTATTCAACGAAAAGGTTGATTCGTGGTTTATCGCTCAGTTTCCAGAGATGAATATTATAGGAATTGACGGTACTAAAAATATACCGGCATGGATATCAAATCTCGACGGGTTCGGAACATATTTTCATGATGGAATTTTTGATGCAACACATGATACCATTTTACCAGAATGTGCGATCATTAAAAACACCCGTAAAAACACCCTGATTGCCGGACAGTCGCGGGGTGGGCTAATTGCTCTTTTCCTAAATTATCTTTTGAAAGGACAAGGGTATCAAAACGTGGAGTCGTTCGGCTTTGCGAATCCTTTTGGAACGACAAATGCAGGAACCGAAAATATGCGCAAATTCGGAATACGCCACACAAACTTTGTGACCGATGCTTTTGGTAGCATTCCCTCAGATCCAACTGACGATGTGGGGGTTATTGGTGGCGGGCACTACGGGCATGTTGAGACGTTGTACGGGGGAGCCGGGGTATTTGATCACTCATACCTCAATATCACGCTAAAACTAAGCGCCTGGCTGCTCAGGCAATACGACGAGAAACATGATGAGAAGCTTTTGCGTGATGCGGTATTCTTGGCAAAAATGGCCGATAAGGGAAACGATTTAATAAAGAAATGAGGACTGCATGAAACGAAACATTGCAATTTTAATGATTATCATTGTTGAGATTCTTCGGCAGCTTGGAATCGATGTGAATATCGAACAGGCTAATTATACCGGCGGACAGCTTATGCAGGGTATTGCTGCATTGTGGGGAATATATGGTGTTGTTCAATCTCTTCATAAAAAGTGGAAAGCCGGAGAGATTGACCTGTTTAAAATACTGATTAGCGTTTATGATAAATACAAGAAAAGCGGTGGGAAATGAGATTTATTTTATTCGTTCTGATTATTGTGTCAGTGGCATTTTCAGCAAATTTTTTCATTCGATCTGACGGAGTAGCAACAAAGGCAAACGCCACCGGCCCATATACCGACGTTAATGCCTGCATGACCGTAACCACACATAACGCCGCTACTTATTCGGCTGGTGATAATGTTTACATTTACGGAGTTAATAGATTAACAGCTCTAAATCCTCCGTCCACTGGTGTTAATTATAAAAATATTGGAGGTATGGCTGAAATAAACGGATCAAAACTATTGACATCTGCAACATATAGATGGATAAAAAGTTCTTCCGGTCGTAACGAGTATTATTGTGAACTTGCAGCAGGCGGTAATCCGTCGATAGCAAGTCCATCATACATGTGGATAAATGACCAAAGGTGCCTTGTTGACGGCACACTTGGAAACCTTGACCAACATAAAGGCAAGTATGGCGATAATGACGGTTTGGGATTTTCAACAATTTACGTTAGATTTGAAGAGGGAGATCCCGATGTTGTGACAGGCATAAAAGTTGAAGTGTCGGCAACCAACTATGCATGGACACACACTTCAACTAATATAGCAAACTGCACGTTTGATTCTATCCTGTTTAACAAAACCACATCATACGTAGGATATTTAAGTACAGCGTGTACATCGTTTGTATTCAAAAATTGTCGCTTTGAAAAAGGTTCTGACATGTTTCAAATGACGAATCCGATGCGGTGGAAATTCCACAACTGTACATTCGCAGAATCACATGGAGCAAATTACGGCGTGTACGTAATAGGAACTTCAACAGATTCAATATTGTTTAATTATTGTGTTGTCAAAGAAACGTACTCAAACGGATTCTATTTTAATACAACGGTTGCAACCGTTTATGATATTATCAACTGTAGTATTTACGGAACCGGAAGTACAGCAGTACGCATACCAACTGGTAATACAGATGCAGAGGTAAATATAAGCAATACAGCCATAATAAATCATGGTTGGCGATCATCATCGACTTATGGGATACAGGCATCTTCCGGAACTGTTGATGTTGCTCACAGTTACTATACGGATAACTGGGTTTCACCAGCAAGTGGTGGAGGAGTAACTGGAACTATTGATAGTACCGGAAATATATACGGCGGATTTTCTCGCATTGTATCACATAAAATAAAAAACGCACCATTTGCAATAACGTTCGATGACCGTACAAGCCTTGCATATGCAGACACATTGGCAAAAGTGTGTAACGCAAACGGGGTATACCTTACCGTTGCCCTTCCAAATACCAATCAATTTAGTGCCGCTGAATGGGATACTGCAAATGTTTTTGTATCAAATGGTAATGAGATATCGAACCATACGCAGGATCATGCCATGCTTAACGTAATGACGGCCTGTACGCTCCAGTATGTTGGAGCAGGAACTGCTGCAACAGTTACCATAGATTCGGTAAACAAAACCCTCGTTACATCAATAACAGATGCTTCTGGCGATAATTTAAACATATCTCTTACCAATGCATCGTACAATACAACGACCGAACTAATAGCATACCTCGAAGGGCTTGCTGCGTATACATGTGGAAAAACAGAAGCATACAATGATGCAGTTCAAACATCATTATTATTTGGTGTTTCTGGATCAAGTATAATGTCGAAACTTCCGTTGGGGTATGATTCAACAAGGTTTTACGATTATCAAATAGCAGGTAATGCAAAATATCTTGACGATTCTATAACAGTTGCAGGATATACCTGTAGAACAATCTTGTGGCCCTACGGAAGACACGACGATAGTGTCGATGTCTTCTCACGAAAACTTGGAGTGATAGGCGCAAGAGACGTATCTCCTATGATTTCAGAATTTCCTTATGTTGATATTTACGATATACCATCATGGGGAATATCTGACATATATTCTGCTACGGAAGCGACGATGAAACGAAGATGTGCCGCCGTGCTTGAGGGCAGCGCGTATACCGGATACGGAGCCTGCTTGCAGCATGGCTGGACAGGAACAAGTAAGGCAGGAAGTATTATATTTACTGAATACGCAGATACGGCTCAAGAACTCGGGTATTGTAAAGCCACAACGTTCGCGCTATTGAGTGATACCATAAGATCGTGGGGCACACCTTATAGAACAAACATTGACACAGGAAGATTCTATTTTATTAATAACAGAAATTATCTTGATTTAAGATTGCTCAGCGCGTCACCCCTTGCTTCCGCCGGAGATACCGGGAAGCTAAAAAGAGATCTTGGATTGATATTAAATATGAATGGCGATACCATTGTTAGAGCTGACGGATCTTTAAAAACTACTAGTGTAAATATAGGAGCATATGGAACATACAATGCCTCACCGCCTCCGGACTCTTTTACAATAGATACAACATGGTATTTGGGAGGAGCAGCAAGTGGAACTGTGATAGTACTACCTTCGCGACTTAAATTTGAGGAAAACGAACCATGCTCAGTTGTTGCAATCCCGTCATCTGGATATAGATGCGACTCCATTATTTATCAAGGGGACGGAATAATCGGAGAGACAAAAATAACAAATGACACATTGGCTTTAACAATGACAGAAAACATTAGCGCAAGCGTGTATTTTTCACTTATTCCTGTAGTAGACACGAATACTTACGATACAATAAACAGGTGGTCTGATTTACTTTTTCAAGATTATTTTGAAACTGGTACATATCATCGATGGGCACAAATAGGTGCTGTAGATGTTTGGGATTGGAATAAATTGGACACTGTAAATGTTACAGATAGCATTAAAAAAGGAAGATATGCGCTTAAGGTTAAATACGACGGAAAATGTAATGCATTGTTTGACGATGACTATACAAACACAACGAACCGGTCACACGACACTGTTTTCGAGAGGTTTGAAATATACTTAGGAAGCGATTTTTCTCTCACCACAAACAGTGAGGTAGTAATAGGATCAGTTGCAAACACTACTCAGGGAAATCAGGCGTATTTGCTAATCCGTAACGTAGCTGGTAGTTACGTATTAAGAGGATTTTCCTTTTCTGGCTTAAACACAAACGGTACAACTACGATAAATAAAGAGCAATGGTATACAGTAGAGTTTATGTATGATAATACAAATAATAGATTTGCAGCATGGTTAAATGGTTCTGTTGAAATAAACCAAACTCCATCATTTAGCTATCCAGTGCACAAAATATCGATAGGGTCAGAAGATTATTTATCGTCGTGGTCAGGGACAATGTTTTTTGATAACGTGATTGCGGCAAAAGATTCTATTGGGTACCAAAAAGAAATAAAGTTGATTTATCCAGATTTTAGAAGCAGAGTAAGTGCAAACGTTACTGCAATCTTTCTGGAAGAAGATGTTGGAGACTATGCAATCATAAAGATTGATGGAACTGCAATCGACACACTATCCTCACCGCTTAATGGAGTAGGATATTTTAATGTAAACATAAATTCATTAAGCTCTGGAAACCATATCCTTAGAGCCGTATTGTACAATTCTTCGGATGATTCTTTAACCAAAACAGATTATAAATTTTATAAAGAATACTCATCTACTCCAGCGTTTACAATTGATTCGTTAAACAACATTATAATTGATGGCAATAGGAAAATACTTGCGACCTCTTTTTCTTCTACTTTAGGCGGCATTAGAACTGTTGCAGTAGATTCAAACGCTGTTAATATTATGATGGGCGGGAGCTTTTCAAATACCGATGTGGGGAGGTATTTAGATTCTTGTAATTTGTTTGATATTAAATTCATGGGGCCTGCACTTTTAAATAACTGGTACAGCTCTGTTCCAAATGATACGATTGACAGTTTAATTTCTCGGCATAGCAGCGATCCTGCAATGGCTGCATGGATATTCCAAGAGGAGCCTGATAATTGGGGGTCTGACCCACTGGAGACTAAAGAGTGGTGGGATACTATAAAAAAGCAAGACCCTATTCACCCACATGAAATTATTTTGATGGGATATTCTTATTTTGATAGCAACTGGCCAAGTACAAGGCGGTATCATTGGCCGACGTGGTCGGGAGATATTTATGGTTTTGACGTTTACCCAATTGCGCATTGGGATGATGTAGGAGAAGATCATTTCGGAATAACTGAATATGTAAATTGCGTTGATGCAGCCATACAATGGAACCATTTTAAAATACCGGTAATACCGTTTATACAGTCATCTAACTGCAATACCGGCTCTTCTTCATGGTTACCAACTGATTCGATGGTCATAAATATGTCATGGTTGGCGATAGTGCATGGAGCAAAAGGAGTGCATTGGTATCCATATCCGATTGATGGGACTGTGTGTGAAGATCCTGACTATGTTGATTATAGATATATCGGAATGAGGAACTTTAAAATACAAATGGACTCTCTATCGAAATATATATGTTCCGACTCTGCCACTGGATTTACAATAACAGATAATGCAAACGATTCTGGAAGTAGGGTGGATTTTATGTGCAGAAAAGATGGTGATACTACATACGTTTTTGCTGCGCGACTTTCTGAGCCAAATGAAATAAATACTGTTTCCGCAACATTTACAACTAATCAAACGTATCGAGTAGATAAGTTAAACCTTGGTACGTGGGAATATTCTGAACATGATGCTAATTCATCAACGTTTTCTTCGGCGTTTACGCCAAACGATGTGCAGATTTTTAAATTATACACTGACGAAACACCCACAGAGCCACCGGTGATAACAGTAGATCCGGTGTCGGTAACCGACACCATCAACCGGGACACTACGCTCTTTGCAGCAGCCACTGGAGCAACATCGTGGCAGTGCCAGATATGGAGCGATGGCTCATGGACGGACACGGTTGCGAATGACTCGGCAAGGGTTGCTCTCACGCAATCCAGGGACGGCGACAGTATACGCTTTATCGCGTCAAATACCGGCGGAGACGATACCAGCACGGCGGCTTTAATTACGGTACTCGCCGACACTTCGGCATATTTCAACGTTGTTGTGCTGCCGGACATGCATATTGAAACAGCACTGAATTATCAATATGCAAAGTCTCAAGCTCAATGGATAATTGCAAACAAAACCGTGCAGAATATCAAATACGTAGTTACCGTAGGCGATATGGTAACAAACGCAAAAACACGGCAAGAATGGCTGTGGGCGGACTCTATTTTCGACATGCTCGATACTGCAAAAGTTCCATACGCGATTGCTACCGGGAACCACGATTATGATTCCCTTGGAATTCGCCGGCTTGATTCGATGGCTCTTTATTTTCCGAAAACAAGGCTATCGAATAATTTTTGGTGGAATGGTAAATTTTGTGATTCAAGCAAAATATGCGAATCTGGCGTAAACACATTTACGGCATACGGGAATGCGTACGGAGTAATGACTATAGAGGCTTTCCCGCGCGATACAATAACAGCATGGGCGAAAGAGTATTTGGATACCTCCAGCAATTATTACAATATTTTGTCAACACACTCTTATCTCGACAGCAACAACACCATTACCTCTGCAGATGTAACAGTTCTGACCGGCGAGGACATGGGGGATTCGATCTGGAAAAAGCTTCGTACAACCGATATTAACTTCATAGTTTCCGGTGACATCGGAGGGAAGCTAAATTCATCCGGATTCCGGGTAAATTACACGAAACAAAAGACATATTGCAACCAGTTCAACAACGATTACCAGCTGGAGGGAACATCAAACGGTGGCCTTGGATATCTCAGGATTTACAAATTTAAACCGATTGCAAACCGTATTGAAGTTCGCACGTACTCACCGTATTTAAATCTGTACTCGAAAACTGATTACAGAGATAATTTTGCAACTTATATGTTCACTCCCGACAGCATAGGAAAATTGCCGAACAAATACATCAAACATGCACTGTTGCCGACGGCTGCAAAGCTCGGGTACAATCCTGATTCCACTACCGGGAATTTCACCGTTGATAACACTGCCGGCAACAAATATCTGATCTACCGGGGGCCGAGAAACGACACAGACATAACTGTTACCGGGGCGAATTTGACCTATGCCAACGGTAAGCTAAAATTCAACAATTCCTCGACTTACATCACTTCTCCAACATACCGGCTGCGATTCGGGCAGCATGATTCCCTAAACATTTCACAGCTCGTTGTTGCACAAGTTAAGTGGACGGCTGCAAAAGACCTGTTCGGAGATCAGGGCACCGGCGGTTTTGGTGGGCTACAATTTTACCAGTCGATTACGCCAAAACGTTTTAGAGTACTCATGCAGCCAACAGCTACTACCGGAGGATATGCAATCTCTAAGTCGGTCAATCCAGGAGCCACAGACACTGTGCAGCTCGGATACGAGATCGATGGGGGAGCACCGCACGTTTATTACAACGGTGCTCTGCACGACTCGCTGACTAAAAATATTACCCATGACACTACGGTTGCCAGTGCGCTATACGGGTTCTGCGACATCGCCTATTTTGATACTGCTATTATTGCAGCGGTGCTGTTTGATACATCGATCGAGGCAACAGGGTTCAGCGGGATTTACTCTTCTGGTGGATCTTTTGGAGGATTAAAACTTTTTGACAATAACTTTTTAGTTGATTCTACTTTTTATAAAATCGATGACCTTGATATAGTTTCGGATGGAGCCAGTCACCGCAGATGGTGGTCATGGAGAGCGTTTAGTAATTGGAGGTAACGGTTGCGCTATGAGTTCACTGATCTTGCTGACAAGATAGTCTGATGTTACCGACTTGCAGTAACTTGACATATCTTTGTACTCGTTTACCACTTTGGTAATATCAGCCTTTAGCTGTTGCCTGTCTGTGGCCTGCGACTCCTGATTAGCCTCCGCGCATCTTCCGCTTATTTTTTTACCGTTCTTGATAATAAATCCAGATGGATCAATATACACTCCCCCAAACTCACAAAGCTCGCCATTTACGGTAATGGTACGTGGCCCGTCAACGTGGATTCCCATAGCTACTAAATATGCTGAAATCGCTATCGCAACCTCATTGCCGGTTAAATCAATTTGAACCCCCGGCCAATATTCTGTAGCCCATTTACCAAACGAGACTTTCATATTTCCCTTTCTTTGGAGCGGCCTACAATATTTGATCTCGCAGGCCATTGCGCATAACGTGTTGCTCAATCTGCGCTGGCCGGGTCAGTTTCCGGCTGGCGTAGTTAAGCTGTTGGGCGATGTGCCCGTTTTTTCTATAGTGTTCGCGGCGCACGACACACACTTAGGAAAGGCACTTTCAGCCTTTGTTGCTAAACGCCATGACACGCGCACCGTTGAATAAAAGCACTCACGGAACTTCTCGATATTTATTGAATCATCAACGCACGCCATACATGGCGTTTTACCGCATTGTTTATCTTCGTAACAGCAAATAACCCACTTCATTTGCGCCGCCTATAATAAATTGTTTTCAAAACGGGCATTTCGCCCAACGTCACGCGCAACCCGCCAGTAGTGCCGCTTTGGGCATTGCTGGCTTGCGCTGTTGTATGACGTTTTGTAAACTACCATGATTTTCAGCGGCGCATTTTCGATATATAATTGCGGGTCGCGCCCACTCGCGTTGAAACTTCTGCCACGTTGAATCGACGGTGTTCTTCACGTCGCGCCAGAGCATCGCCATAGGAAAAAAACCCAGTTCTACGCAAAGGCGCAGTCGCACTTCTGCCGCTTCGAAGGTGTCTCGCGGATATCCGATAAGGCAATACACCCGCATGCTTTGCCGAGTGAACCCGGCCGACCTAAGCATCGCAGAAGCTATTCTGAGCGGCTCCTCGTCGTCGGGCGTATCAAATGCGAAAAACATCTGAGCGGGCCGCAACTTTGAAAGTAGATCTACATGCCACGGTAAAAGCCGCTTTGCTTCTAATCCGCCAGTAAATTCCACACGCCTGCGCTGCCGCATGAGCATATCAAAAACCCCGCGTATATGCCGCTCAGAACAGGCCAGTATGTTATCATCAAGAACATTTGTACCGTCCACAATAGGCAGTTCTACGAGGCCGGGTTCACGCTGCCACACGGAGCAAAACCAGCACCGATTCGGGCACCCGCGAGACGTTATTACCGCACCTTCACGAACGTACATTCCAGGCACGAATACTGCGCCCGGTTGATTGTGGGCAGGACCTCCGAATTTAATAGGCGCGACGTGTCTCCACTGTTCCGCAAGATAATCAGCGCGACCCATATCCCACGTAAACAGAGTAGATACGTGTACCTCGTCGGCTTCATCGAAGAAACCAGGGACATCGTAATACGCCAGACTATCGGTAGGTGACAGCCGGGTCTTTCGTGGGAATACTCTCGCAATCTTCATGCGCCGCCTATAATTCAAAAGGTTTACAAAATGTTATACAACGTTTGACAAATGGTGACGTTTCCAATGTGCCTTTAGGCCGAAGCACCATTTGTCTGTTGTGGGATGTAACTCCCACTTTCAACCAGTTCATAGGAGCCGTATTCGCCCATAGCTTCGAGGCGTGCCATGATACAAGACCCGCACAGAAGGCCTGCCCCCTCGGCTTTCCCAGACGGTTTGATACGCTCCCAAATTTCGTCTGGCACGCCCACATCAATACGGTACTGATTTCCACACCCTTGACATTTACACGACATAGCTTCGACGGCTCCTTTACAATTTAAAAAGTGGGAGTTATTTCCCACAACGGAATAGCATGGCGACGTACCGCTTCGGTATGTGCGTAGCGAACGCCATGCGGTTGTTGGTAGAAGTAAACACCGCTACCAAATTTAACTTCCGGGCACACTACACTGACGACCTTTCACATAATTCATTGATGAGCGCAACCGACCTGTAAATACGATCGTTCGTTGCTGAGATAAAACCATCGAAATCGGAAAGCGAAGGCAATTTATCTGCGAGACCACACACCTTCGGATCTCCGGGGCCGATAACCGGAGCAAACTGAAGTTTGAAATGACCTACAGCTTCTTCGAGAACACACAGAGCCTTGCCAACCTCATCAGTTCGTGATGAAAACTTCGACTGTGCCTGAAGAGCCGTAGCGCCGTTTGATGGATAACCTATTGTTTGCATGAGAACGATGCTCCTTTTTGTGCCCGGACTACAATCTCGGGCTGGGTTTATTTTTACCAACGGGTTGCCGCACGCCCGATCGTTTTAATGTAGGGCTGCGGCTGTTATGCGACGTAAATCCGCCTACCCGTTTTCTTTGGCGGGCGACGTTTCAAAACGACTGATGCGACTGTCGAGAATCTGAAGGTAATTCAACATCGCCGACGACTGTCGGTTCATATCGAACTGTTCAATTTCGGGAAGCGACTTGAAAACATCGCCACCCAAAAATGCGTTCAACTTATCGAGACGGCTTTTAAGCTCGTCTCTTTCAACAATGACTCTTTCCTGATGCGGTTGCATAGTAGCTCCTTTATGGTGTTAAATGTAAGCCCGCCAACTTTGATTTAAGAGGCGGATTTATGTTGTATAACGGCCCCGCGCACAGCCGATCGTTTTAATGTCGGCTTGCGCGTGTTAGCCGATGTAAACCGCGCATCCTAATTGCCTTTCGGCGCATACACCGTTACGACCTGTTCTTTTGCCTCGTACTCGCAAATACTTCCGGTATCGAACTTAAAGCCCGTTTCTTCTGCCGACATATCGCCGGTTGTTTCAGCATCACGATACCCGATGAGCATACCGTTTAATTCAACGACGGCAGTATAGTCAATCCACCAGCGCCGCCTTGATTCGTTGCCGCGCCATACTTGCTTGGCCTCACGTATAGATTCAATGATTGTGGCCTCGTCGGCAGAGTATCCGTTTGCAGAATTGAACGCTGTTACATGCTGCAATACTTTTTCGTTAATCACAAAGGCTCCTTTCTTTTTGCGCCGAACTATAAACTCAGCGCGGTTTATTTTGGCTAACGTGTTGCCGCACCCGCAAGAAGTTAAACTTTCCCACACTCACGATACCGCTCATCCTGATAGTGCTGCTCAATAAGCTGCATAGGATCGATGTCGGAAAGTTTAATTTTTTGCTGCGGCTGTTGTGTTTTGTTGACAGTATCACCTTGAATTTCTTCTGGCGCGTTATCGTCTTTAACCCAGTATACAGGGACAAACGGAACGTGAGCCAGCTCGTTTTGATATTTGCAATACTTTACCGGACAGATACAAACCTTCAAAAAGCCACGGTACCCCGTGATGAATACCGCCGGTACCTTACTGGCAAACTTACACGTAGAAAAACTATTTCCCGTATCGTGACAGAACGGTATTTTACAACTTGCCACGCTTGACATAAACAACGCTCCTTCGCGCCAGACTACAATAAAAAGAATGCTGGCAATTGAACACAACGGATCAGCAAGGCAGAAGCGCCGCTTCGGCGTTTGGGTCGAGGCTTTGCGAGCCTGCCTTGCGTTGTTGGTTGACGTTTGGCAGTAGCACCTTATTTGCTTTTTGCTGCCGGTGATATTCGCGACAATGATCCGCAGAACAGAAACTGTTATTATGTGAATGCTCTGCACCGCAAAGCAAGCACCTTTTTAACGGCCTTGAAGTTCCGGAGTGTGAAAAACAGTCGGCAAAACCAACCCCATGACATAGCATGGTGCCCATTGCCATTGCCAAAACTGCATAGTTTAACTGACGTTTCATAGGATTATTCACTTTATCGCACCTCCGTAGGCAGCAAAACTATAATAAAGTTCTACTGCCTAATGTTAACCAACGTGTCGCGCAACGTGTGATCGTTTTAATGTCACACTTGCGCTGTTGTACGAAGTTTGGCGGTCTTCCATAGTGTTTCCGCCGCATTAACACGAAAGATCACAAGGAGCGTCCCCACACTCTTCGCATAATACCGGAGACCAGTTACACCCAGAAGCAGCTTGACCATCTACGGTATCGGAACCACACTTGGGACACTCTCCATTTGGCTTACCTAAATCCCAACCATCTGAACACATACGAACCTTCCTTGCGGCGGACTATAAATTCAGAGACCGCCAAATTTTGTACAAC